AATGGTGCTGGAGGAGCACTCAAAGGAGGAAAGATCGGCATCGTTGCCACGTTGGTTGTAACCGATGCCAGAAGGGGCAGGGCTACAGTAAAGAAGTTTTGCACTAGGTTAAATTGAACTCTACATCCCAATAGAGAAAGCGCACTTCCCCCATCTCTGGGGGCAATCTCCTGGGCTCTAATTGTCACATCAATGACTCATAATAAAAAACCCACTCTTTAGAAGTGGGTTTTATGCATTATAAGTGATTATTTATTATTTGTCAAGAATGTCAATCTCTTGATCTCCAAATCCAGGGGGTCGTTCCATCACCAAACACTGCAGGTAGTTGGGACCTTGAGGAAGATGAATCCACTCATGAAATTCTTCTGCGATTGCAAGGGCATCAAACTGACTCTGAACATCTCCTTCTGCAAGTTCATGAATACGATCAATACTCCACTCACGAGCATACTTGACTGGTTCAATCGTCTTTTCCATAGTAGTCTTTTCGGAAGTACCTGCTGAGGATGTTACTATTGTACCACGCTGGGCTTCCATCGTCAAGCGATTCTGTGAGTACATTGTTCGCAAATAACTGGCGCGTCTCTTCGAAGTTTGTTTTGCCGCCTGTTTTATGTACTGATAGCATAGTTCGACTAAAATTTTCTCTGCCAAACTTGATAACGTCTTCTTTAAGTTCCGGACAAGACCCATAATACTTTTTCCAATCAGATTCAGATTTTACTTTTCGACTTTTACCTTTTGGTTTTCTGAAAGACCAAAAGTATTTTCTTCCAATGTACTTTCTACCGTTTACCTTATTTTCAATCAGATAAACAAATCCAAAGTTATCTTCGATGTTTTCAGACTCAAAGACTTCACCCCTATAATACCACGGATTTTCGTAATTGCAACTCATTATTGGAGAACTTCTGGATAAAAGAATTCATAAAACCATTTATATTCTTCAACAATCCAATCAGCATATCTTTGAGGAAGATAAGATAAAGTTTCTGGCAATTTAGTTGCTAGTTTTGATTGTATTTGATGATCCCCATATGGCATATAAATGTTGTCATAATGAGGCTCTATTGGTTTAATGTTATTAAAGTCATGTTTATATGATGCAAGTTCAAGAAAATTATATAATTTACCCAGTAATTCATGAGGATTAATAATTAATTCTTCATGTCTGAAAATAAAAATTTGTTTTCTGCAATCTGGTTCCAAATCAATTAATTCTTTTATCGATACCAAACTATTTTTTAAATACCAAACATTTAAAATATCCTTTATCCTAGTAAACATCATGTCTTCATTTATATCAGAATAATAATCTTGGAAATTTATGCAGAATGTATTATTTTGAGCCTTTAAAAATGAATTAACTACAAATCTAAGATCTCGTATAGTCAAAATAAATTTGGTTTTTGGAAAAACCATAAACATAAATTGATATTGTTGTATCCAACTTCTATTTTTGTCAATTAAAAAATCTGTCTGACAATTATCATTTACCCAAGACTCTGCGCCTCCTCTACAAAAATTTAAAATATATTGTTGAAAAAATTTATGTGGTAGTTGTGATGCTTTTATTCTATCTGCAGACCAAGATTTTATATGAACAAGTAAATCTGATAGATCAGAATCTGCAGAAACAGTAAATGAAGTATTTTGATTTAAAATACTCATTAACAATGTGGATCCAGATCTTGGAAGTCCAGTCAAAGGAATAATTCTTTTATCAATATCGGTATTCATTAATCATATCAATGACTTCATTGAGATATTTATGAGCAAGGCCCTTCATGTCCATGTCGGGTCTTATGTGATCCATATAAAGTCTGTTCTTTAACTCTAACACGCGAGTTTTGATTTCTTCTTTAGAAATCTGATTCCTAGGCATAAAAAAAGAGGAGACTAATGCTCCTCTATGTATAAATTATTGTTTGAAATATTACAGTTTGAAATCACTGAATGCATCTTTCTTCATATCTTGTTTAATACCACCCACAACATAACTTTCGACTTCCGTTTCCTGGGGAGCCACCTGGAGACCTTTAGAGGAAATCCAGTGCTGAGTCCAAGGAAGAGGATTGTTGTTTGCTGAAATATCGTATTGTGGTTTAAGTCCTATTGCTTTGAGTCTACGATTTGCAATCCACTCTACGTATTGTTGAAGAAGTTTATCATTAAGTCCAATCATGCTGCCATCTTTGAACAGATAATCTGCCCATCTCTTTTCTTCATTTACAGCACGATCAAACATCGTATAAACCCACTCTTCTTCCTCTTTAGCAATTTGTTTCATTTCTGGATCATCACCATCACGCCACTTGTTCAGAATGTTTTGCGTGATTGCTAGATGTTGGTTTTCGTCTCTTGCGATAAGAGAGATGATTTTAGCGGATCCTTCCATAAGCTTAAGTTCACCAAAGGCGAAACTACAAGCAAAACTAACGTAGAACCGAATACCTTCAAGAATGTTAACGTTTGCGACTGCTCTGTACAACTTTCGTTTAACATCGTTGAGCGTTTCCTTTGCGTATGGAACTCCTTCGAGATTATGCATCCAAGTATTAGATGCACCATAACCTTGGGCGGAGTTGATGAAATCATCATATGATTCCGTGACACTAGCTGATCGTTCGAGAATTCGTTCATCTGTGATGATTGTATCAAAGACTTCAGATGGATCTGGGTAGATATTCTTGATAATGTATGTGTATGAACGACTATGGATCATTTCCATAAATCCCCACACCTCCATGCAAGCCTCCAGTTCTGGAAGCGAACAATAAGGAATGAATGCCATACCAGGCCCACGACCTTGAACAGAATCAAGCATGATTTGATACTTCAGATTAGAAGTATAAATGTGCTTTTGTTCTGGACGAAGTGTTTGATAGTCTCCACGATCTTTTTGAAGAGATACCTCTTCTGGTCTCCAGAAGTATCCTAATTGTTGAGTTGTAAGTTTTTCAAAGACTGGATATTTGTATGAATCATATCTTTGGATACCAAGGGGTTTTCCAAAAAACATTGGTTGTTTTTTTGAATCAAAGTGATCAGTATTGAATACTGTCATTCCTTTGACTTGCATCTGTTTTTCTTTGTTAGAAGTAACTTTAAACTGCACAGGATTCACACTCTCCCTCCTCAACTTTACTTAACTCATCCATTAGTTCTTCAAGACTGGGTTTCTTATCTTCAATTACCTCATCAGTTTTGATGTCGTAAGTGTTTTGGTAATAAGAAGTCTTCCACCCGTACTTGTATGTAGTCAAAAAGTCATTTGCCATTACTGAAGTAGGAACTTCATTATCTGAGTAATGCTCTGGATTATAGGACCAGTTACCAGAAATAGCTTGATCGAAGAACTTCTGCATCATAGCAACGATTTTGATGTAACCTTCGTTACTCTTCATATCCCACAACAGTGTATAGTTGTTCTTCAGTGTAGCATACTGTGGAACAATCTGCTTAAGAGGCCCTTTCTTGGACTTCTTAATGGACAGGAAGGCGCGGGGCGGTTCGATACCGTTGGTTGCGTTTGACACAACGGAACTGCTCTCCGATGGCATCTGTGCGGACAGTGTGCTGTGTCTGAGACCGTGCTGCTGAATAGATACTCTAAGAGCTTCCCAGTCATGTTGGTACTTAGGGGTAACGATTTCGTCTACTTCTTTTTTGTAAGTATCAATGGGCAGTATTCCATCTGCATACTTGGTACGACCAAAGTTTTCGCAGTGGCCTTTCTCCTTGGCGAGTTGATTTGATGCCTTGAGAAGATAATACTGGAACGATTCTGAGAGTCCATGAACAGCGTCCCATGCACCCTGAGACTCGTAATTGAATCCCAACTTAGCAAGATAGTGTGCAAGACCAATAAAACCGATTCCAAGCGATCTACGTGCCTTTGTGGCTAACTCTGCGGATACCACTGGATACTTCTGATAATCGATCAATTCGTCCAGACCGCGAACAGAAAGATCGCAGAGTTCTTCAAGTTCTTCATCTGACTTTACTTTGCCCACATTGATTGCCGACAAAATGCACAATGCAATCTCGCCATTTTCATCATCGATATGCTGAATTGGATATGTTGGTAGAGTAATTTCCTGACACAGATTGCTCATCTCAATCTTATCCTTGAAGGATGAATGAGAATTGCAGTGGTCAATGTTCATGATGTAGACACGACCCGTCTCTGCACGTTCTTTAAGGAGATCAAGAATAAGTTCCTGTGCTTTAACAGTCTTTTTTGGAATGGTTGGATCGTTCTCATATTGTACATAGAGATCATCAAACTCAGGGAGTCCAAAGCTAGAATACAATCTAGGTACATTGTGTGGGGAGAACAACGTGATCTCACCGTCTTGAATAAATCGCTCATAGAATAACTTGCTAATCTGAATAGAATAATCAAGTTTACGGACACGATTATCTTCCGTACCCTTGTTGTTTTTAAGAACCAGAATATCTTCTATTTCTTGGTGCCAGATGGGGAAGTGGACTGTTGCAGATCCACCTCGGATGCCATTTTGAGTGCAGCATCGGACAGTTGCCTCAAACTTTTTGAGAAAAGGTACAACACCTGTGTGTTGAACTTCGCCGCCTCGGATCTTAGAGTTGATGCCCCGGATTCGACCTGCGTTGATACCAATTCCTGCTCTTTGAGCAACATAGCGACCAATTGCCATATCAGAGCTGAAGATGCTATCAAGGGTGTCATCAACGTCAACAAGAACGCAACTTGCAAATTGGCGAAGTGGGGTTCTAACACCTGCCATGATTGGCGTAGGAATGTTGATTTTGTGCTTGCTGATTGCGTCATAGTACCTCTTAACGTATGACATTCTGGTTTCTTTTGGATACTCTGCAAAGATAGTCAGAGCAATCATCATGTACATAAACTGGGGAGTTTCATAGACTCCTCCGCTGCTGCGGTCTTGCACAAGGTACTTATCAACAACCTGTCGCAGACCGGCATAAGTGAACAAGAAGTCACGAGAATGATCGATAAACGAATCAGCCTTAGCAATTTCTTCTTGTGAGTATTTGTTGTAGATATCATGATCATAAACTTCTGCAGACACACAATCAATAATGTGTTGTTCCAGAGTAGGAAGTTCTTTCATCTTCCCATAAAGTTGTTTACGCACGGCAAACAGAAGAAGACGAGCAGCAACATATTGATAATTGGGATGCTCAAGATCAATCAGATCGCTTGCACTACGAATCAGAATTTCTTGAATCTCAGCCGTGGAGATTCCATTATAAAATTGAATGCCTGATGTCATCTCCACTTGACTCGCAGAGACCCCTGCAAGACCGTTACATGCCTCCTCAACCATCAAGTGCATCTTATCTAGATCAAGAGACTCAATTGACCCATTTCTCTTGACAACTTTTGTTCCATTACTCATATTTTCTTCCAGGTTGTAAATTTAAGTTTTGCTTCTAAACCAGAATAAGTATTTGATTCTATCACAGACTGAACATCATGTCCAGCGAGAACCATATCATTAATGTCCTTTTCTCTTATGCCCAATGGCCAGATGACGATTCTTTCTCCTGCATTAATGGTGCGGGAGATGCGGGATACAATTTCTGCATTTCGTGGTTCGTTATCGTAGATCCACACAGGATTGTTAATGCCCCACTTACTAAGATCACCGTCAGCTCCACACAGAGCAATCGAGTTTGAAATGAAAGTTGAGTCAAATGGTCCTTCGGTAACATAAACTGTTTTCTCCTTATTGAGTTCATCGAGTCCATAGATCTTTGGAGCATCATCAAAAAGCATCACGGTGATGTATTTATTTGGAGATGGACCCAATGCTCTCCCCTGGAAACCGACCAGATCTTTTTGATAGTACAAAGGAATTATAATTCGAGACTCTTCCAAATCTGTGTTTGCAAATGTCTGCTTAAGCGAGTTAGTAAAATGCTTAAACTTTTCTGCATAATAAAACTTTTTTGGGTCAAGTTTACGCTTCTCAAGATAGGTTCTACCACGCTCCACTTCAGAACATAGAGGGAGAACAATCTTGGTTTTAAATACAGGTTTCTCAAAAACGAAATTAGGCTCATCAATTACAAAGTTTCTTCCAGTATGACCTTCTTTAAACTTTTCAAACGTATATTGCTTATACGTTGTAGAATCTAACTGCTTCAGAAAATTATTGAAAGAAACATTGACTCCACAGTTGTGACACTTAAAGTTTGTATTATTCTTTACTTGATACAGATATCCTCTGGATTTACTCTTGTTCTTCTTCGAGTCTCCACAAATTGGACATCTGAAATTATAAAGATTATTTTTTACTCTTTTAAAATTTACCAGTCTTGCAGAAATCAAATTGATGTATTTAACATCAACATAATCCATAATCAAACACTATTATTTCGCTGCTCCATTATAGGACTTTGAGTGCCTGGTGTCAAGAACTGAACAACTTTTGTGTTCATCAAAAATGTCAGACAAGCGATTGCTCCAATAGCCATCCAAACACGTTTCTCGATCAACGATACTCTTGACACAATGATGTCATAATCGCTGTCAACCTTATCACGGAGTTTGTCAATTTTTGCAAAGAGTATACTGTCGGTTTCCTCTTGCTTGGTGATTCGTTCTTCATGTACTGCAAGCATTCTGCCTACATTAGTATTTACTTCACTAAGTTTTTCAATAGCATTATCAATCTTGACAATGATGTCTTTTAAATCTTCTAGTTTTTGTTCTAGAACTGCGACTCTAATTTCTTCGGCCATGGTGAGAATTTTTTACTCCTATATCTCAACAAATGGCATGTTATAGATCGCTATTATTTATCCTTTTGCCACCTTTTACGGGAACCTGGACCTAGAGAAGCATATTTTTTTCTTCTCATTAATTTCATAGCAGGATCAAATCCTGCGACAGGGCCCTTTGGATCAGCAGAACCAGTAAATCCTCCAGTTCCTGCAACCATTTGCTCTCGAATTAATTGAATAATTTTATCAAGATTAGCCATTTTTGCAAAGGTTCTGAAGTTGCGATAGGCATGTTATATCAACAGGAACATCATGCACATAACACTTTGGAGTCTCAGGAAGTTTATTTAAAAAGATTATAAACGTCTTGATGGTTGACCAAAGATCTCTTTCAATCTTAAAGAATAACATCGGAGTAGCGGCATCACCAAAGATATTATAAAGAATAATAAAATGATTCAGAAGCAGATGTGCTTTCAACTCGCCAGAATTTTTATACTTTTTAAGTAATCTTTTGATGTACTTAAAGTGCTGAAGATCTTTATCAAAATCTTCTTTGGTTACCGCTTGAGGATTTTCATAATGTTTAATCGCAAACAGAAGAAAATTCTCCTCCGTCAATTCACTAAAGATCATAGATTATCAAGCAAGATCTGGATTACCGTCATAGATTGGAAGATTGCCAGTTGTAATACCAGACATTGCAACTAGTGTTTCAGTCTTAACTCTCAGTGTCCCAGTGTTATCATTGTAAGTTGTAACACCTACCCAACCAGCGTGTGTTAGTTGATACTTTGTTCCTTGAGCATTAGCCAGACCTGCAGCTGCAACACCATAAACATGTGGTTCATAGTTAGTATTGATTTCGCTCCAACGACTATCAAGAACAGTATACTTAGGTTGTTCACTAATTTGGAAGTCGGTGGCAGCAATTGCAACACCACTCAATCCAGCGGTTGAGGCAATAGAGAGTTGTGTGGTGCTTGCAATACCAACGATTACAGCATTTCCAATTTCTCCTCTTGGACCAAAACGAATTACATCACCAGTTGCAGCTGCGCCGACTTGGCCAAAAGTGGTTCCACTACCAGTTACAATGCGGGTAGAATAATTAAGGGTTACGGTTCCACCTGAACCTTTATTGTCATTATTTCCCCAGAGTGCCATGTTCTTTCCCGTAAAAAATTTTGCTAGAAATATTTATAAAAAAAGGAGACCCTACTTTTGGTCTCCTCTTCAATTAAATTTAAGATTTGTCAAGGAGTTAAATCCTTAGCGCCTTTTGCTTTTAATTGACCTTGAACCTGTAAAAGAATTAACGAAAGAAGTCCGTTTGCTTTTACCTTTGGGTTTGCTCCAAGTGCTTCTGAAACTGCAAACAGAACGGTTGCAATTAAAGCCTGGTTAGCAAGACACCATGCGACGAGTGCAGACATAATAATCTCCGTGTGGAATTATCCTGGACTATTTAGAAAATCAATCTCTTGGAGATGAATGTAAGTAATCGGAGGTTTTTTTAACGTAAGCATTAGATGCTTTTTGTGCTGCTGATTTCTGTGCCGCAGTTGCCTTTGGTTTCTTTGTTTTTCCAGTCATCAGAGCACCTTTGCCATACTTATCTTCGACGGATGCTCTTACAAGATCTAAAGCACTTTGCTTCTCAGCAATCTGTTCACCTTCTGGTTCATAAGAAGCACTAATTCCAGTTACACCAGATTTTACTGCTTTCTGCTTCTGTTGCAGGAGTTGCAGCATTCTTTGCTGTTGTTGCTTTTCAACTTTTTTTTCAGCAGGATCCTGAGTTTCTTCCTCAGCTAACTTTTTTGCTTGCTTCGTAGCAGTAGCATACATGACTTCTTTGCCACGCCCAGGGTATCTCTTTTCAAAGTCACCTGCACTCTTCTTCATTGACTTAACAATTTGCTCTTTCTTCTTTGTTTCTGCAGGAGTCAGAGTCTTTTCATTCAATTCAAATTCTTCATTCTTAGCTTTGTTTCTAAGATTCTCTGCAGATTTATCAATAACTTTACCCATTTTACCCATTTTATATCTGTTTAAACCTGAGGCCTCACCAGTCTCTCTAGCATCATTCATAGCAGCAGTTCTCAGTTTTTTATATCTATCATACATACGTCCATGCTTTTCACGATCAATCTCTTTATAACCTTCTTCAATCTCATACTCAACTTCTTCATTATGTGCAGGAGATTGACCAATGCGATCAAATCTTTCTTTCTCTTTCTGTCTGGTGATTGCACTTACGATGTTAGAAGACTTCTTTTGTGCAACTTCTTTTTTCTTTCCAGTAGAAGATACTGCAGTACGAGCAAGATTTCCTGCACGACGATACATTGCAGACTCTTTTTCTCTACCAATTGGTTTATAACCTTCTTCAATCTCAACCATTTCAATCAGTTGACCACCAAGTTCCTCAACTGCTTCTTTAAGTTCGGGATTAATAACAATCTTGTTCTCTACTTTTTTTTCCTTGATCTTTTTATCTTTCTCAACCTCATCCATTACTTCTACAAGATCTTGTCTCCAATCAGAGAAAGATTCTTTTCTAGTAGCGATTGCTTTTCCGATTGCCTTGCGGCGCTTATGAAGATACTTATCCGACTTATCAGTATCACCATCATTATCAATATCTGAATCTTCTTTTCCAACAGGATCAAGTGCTTCATTAGCCATACCAGGAATATGCTTTCCTTTGGTTTTTTTATTGATGTAAGAAATTTGATCTTTTTGGAACTTTCCGTATTCTTTACCCTTATATGCGGGCAACTTTTTAGTTAAGGTATCACCTGCTCTTCTTTCTGCAGAAGCAGCCTTTCTCATCTCAGTATCCTGACCTCTTACCGCTTCATCAACAGCGATTTGTTCCAGGTATACCTTGGAAATATCATTTAAAATGTTGTCTGACATTTTTACAATTTAATTTTTCTTATACTTATTTATAAAATTCAATCCAAAGTTCTTTTGACCAAAAGCAAGGTTCTCAGTTCCTTTTTCAGATCCTGCTGCCATTGATGCAGCATACTTTGTATAACCCGAAGTTCCTACTAATGTATTTGGTTTTCCAGGAAGTCTTTGCTTACTGCTCATTTCTTTTTCAGTATATTCTCTCAGATCTTTAATCCAAGACTTGAACATATAGTTTTCTCTAGTAACACAGATTAAGTGATTAGTTCCTCTACGAATAATTCTACCAACCAATCCAGTATTTAAATTTTCTACGAGATCACCTATTCTATAAATTAAACCACCAACATAGTTTTCACGAAGGTTTTTAAAGTCAAACTTAGGTGCAATCTCCCACAGATTATAAGATTCCTTTGTAGACACTTTCATTGATTTCTTGAGGGCATTAAAAAGATTTTTGGTCTCTTCTGGACCCAATGACTTAGGAATTCCAGATTTAAATGTATCAAAATCGTCATCTGCTGCTGCTTTTCTCATCTTAGATGCGGACATTCCTTCCACACCTTCAGCATCAGCATCTCTTTCTCCTGCCGATACAACATTAATCATGTCAAAGGTATAAAGATCTCCGTTATACTTAT